GCCAGCTATCTCTCCCATCAAGCTCTCCATTGATAAACTCAACTCCTGCTGGTGACTCATACTTGGGAGGCTCAACAGCGAACTTCCAGTCACAGAACTTCTGAAGTTGGGTGTGATTGCATGCCGCACTTTTAGGATCCAGTTCGAGTACCAAAGACCAAAACTCCTCTCGATTGCTCGCGTTCGTAATCGTAGTCCACTTAGCAACAGTCGAGCTATCTCCACCTCCGCTCTTCCCAGGCCTGTCGAGGGACTGGAACACAATGTCGCCATCTTTGATTGCGTAGTCGTAACCCTTTTCTGGTGTTCTTTTAGAAGGAGCAATGTTGGGATGACGCCCTTCCACATCAAACACATCAGCTCGCCTGAAGCGTCGTTTTCTTCCAAAGTCAACGAAGCAATGGAGATGAATTCCTCCATCAGCGTGATTCTCTCGTCCAATGACGCACTCAAATCCCATCTCTCGTAAGCAAGCTCCAACGACCTCACCGGAGAGGTCACCAGACTGAGCGTAAGTGAGGAGAGCATATCGACAATGAAGGTCAAAACTTGGCATGTCCAAAAAGTTCCCTGGGCAAACTAATGTTATAGCCCAGGGACGGGGACACCACGTACCTATAAATACCAGGCCTCTCCCCAACTTGCTACGGTCACCATTCCTACTATGTGTGACAACCCCTCCCATTCAGCTATTTGTGGCACCCTTTGTCTGTGCGACATACGCCAAAACCCCTGTTGCTTTCACCGACTTTCCCGCCAAGCACCCCCTCTTTCCCGCCAAGATGCTACGCTCTCGGAGAAGATACCCTTCACGTCGAAAGACCATCCGTTCTACCCGGCGTCGCTACACTGGCAGACGCAAGGGGACGACAACAAGGAGAACATACCGCCGAAAGGCACCCCTGACAAGAAAAAGAATCCTCAACATGACAAGTCGTAAAAAGAGGGATACGATGTTGATGACGACCAACATCACCGAAACCGCTCAGTTAGGCAGCAATGCATACCTGAATCAGCCCGCCCTTTTCAATGGCGTTCCCGCCCAGCCGGGTGTCAACCCGGTTCAATACCCAATGGTGTGGTGTGCAACCGCACGTGAGAGAACTGTCGGAGCAGGTGCCCCACTGGACGGCACAGTCGGAGATCAGGCTACCCGTACTTCAATGATTTGCTATATGCGAGGCTTATCAGAGCACATCGAGATTCAAGTCGCAGACGGCGTTCCATGGCAATGGAGACGCATATGTTTCACTTCCAGAGGTTTAATTCGCCAAGCTAGTCTCGGCGAGTCTACGGTCAATGGTTCAGGTTTCCTTTACTCCCTCCTCTCAACAGCGGGCACCCAACGAGTCATGAATATGCTTCCAGGTTCTGGAAATGTGGCTGCCTTCGAAGCCATACTTTTCAAAGGTGCCAAGGGCCAAGATTGGACCGACCCCATGCTTGCCAAGGTGGATAATCTTAGAGTGGATCTCAAATACGATAAGACGATCACGATCGCATCAGGCAACGAGGACGGAGTCATCAGAAAATATAAAAGGTGGCATCCAATGAATAAAAACTTAGTGTATGACGACGATGAAAATGGAGGAAGTTACAATGACACCCGGTTCTCAGTCACAGACAAAAGGGGGTTAGGTGATTATTACGTAGTAGATTATTTCGTTCCGAGAGTTGGCGCAGCAACAACAAACCGACTCAGGGTCGGTATGAACTCTACTCTGTATTGGCATGAAAAATAGGGGAGTTAACCTCTACAAAAATACAATTCTTGTTCATCCATTCAATGTCCGCATTGCTCATCTCATCCCTTGGATCCGTGTTCGAAAGCCACACACTTGGCTTGCCCCACTTAACTAATGCAGGTTCCCTGTAAAGACATTTGACCGTGACGTAAGCCTGAGAACCCAACCATTCCTTAAATGAGGGGAAAAACTTAATTCCCCCTCTGATATCATCAAACACAGCATAATCTGCTTCAGTAGCCTTCATGCACTCTGTGCCGGACACCAGTCCGACACAGTAGATATGGCTACCGAGAGATCTCGCCCACAGAGTCTTTCCAGTTCTAGACTCCCCATATACGCAGATAGACAGGCATCTACCTAGACAGACTAATTAGCGAAAACACTCTCTTAAGCGTATAGCGAAGCGATAGAGGCTGGAGGGGTCCCCTCTGGGGATCAGCCTTGAGCGGAGTAGCGTCACTTCTAGCAGCTCAGCGCAGCGTCAGGCAGAATTTTGGAACCGCCCCGCCCATTGGAAAGTGACTAACCTACTGGTGCATCTCCCATTCCAATACCAGACTGCGATAGCCAGCTATCTCTCCCATCAAGCTCTCCATTGATAAACTCAACTCCTGCTGGTGACTCATACTTGGGAGGCTCAACAGCGAACTTCCAGTCACAGAACTTCTGAAGTTGGGTGTGATTGCA